TGATGCCCAAGAAGTGACAGATGACAAGTGTGTAAATTGATCCGACTCCTACTCACACTTCAGTCTGCAGGAGTTTGCATACTGTGGGCCATGGGAATCCTGGACTTGCTCATACACCGGTGTGTCGATTGGATAATGGGAAGGGAGTAAAGTGTCTAACTCTGCCCTGAACAGCACTCTGAAATCTATTGCAGATGCCAGGCGGATGGCAAAGCTGCGTGACACCTATTTAAAGAGCAAGAAGGGTGACGGTCCCAATCCACTCGCATCCCTTCCCCTCATGGAACTCATACCCAAGCTCAACAGGGGATGGTCTGAACCCCAACACCTGAAGCCCATGATTGACCTCCTGGAACTCGTGTGGGAGCGGCCTGTGAGAATGACTGTGGCTGCACCTGTTCAACATGGCAAGAGCAGCACACTGTGCGCATTCATCATCGCCACGCTCCTCAGGGATCCAACGAAGCGGATCGTCTATGTCACATACAGCCACACACTGGCACAGGAGAAGGGTAGAGAGATAAGGGCACTCGCTCGCCTGGCAGGACTCGACATATCATCAGACACTGACAGCAAGAGTGAGTTCAGACTGAAGGGTGGAGGCGGTGTGTACTGCACTTCAATTGACGGCTCACTCACAGGAAGGGCTCTCGACATCGTTATAGTTGACGACCCAGTTAAGAATAGGGCACAGGCCCGAAGTGGTGCGTGGCAGCGAGTCTGTAAGGACTTCTACAATGACGTCGTTGAGACCCGTGCACGTGCATCAGTCTCAGTCATTGTGCAGATGGCGAGGTGGTCCACAAACGACCTCATTGGCATGATACTAGATGGGACTGTGGGTGCAACAACATCTGAGTCCTACAAGTACCAGCACATATGCCTACAGGCTGAGAATGAGTGGGGCGAGCCCCTGTGGCCTGAACAGTGGTCGAAGGAGAGATTGGCCGGTGTGAAGGGTGACCTGATCACGTGGAATAGTTTGTTTCAGTGCAGTCCACTAGCCGAGGGTGCAGAGATATTTAAGAATGAGATAAAGACATACCAGATGAGGGACCTACCACACGGCCTGAGCTATGCGATAGGAGTGGACCTAGGTTACAGTGCAAAGACATCAGCAGACAGTTCAGTGGCAGTGTGCATTGCCCGATTCGGAGCAGGCACATCAGCACTCTACTATATTGTCGACATGATATCAATGCAGACAACAGCACCACAATTTGCCTCGAAGCTCAAAGAGATGCAACAGAAGTGGCCGGCTGCTCGAACACGAATGGATGCAGCAGGAACTGAGCGCGGTGGCCTAGACTTTATGACAGCAGCACCGCCAATAGGATTAGGCATGAAGATTGATGTACACCCTGCACGATCAGATAAAGTAGTAAGGGCACAGCCATTCAGCCACATATGGAATGATGGAAGACTTTATGTAGCAGAACACGCACCATGGTTGCGCGAATTCACCGACCAGCTCATAGGCTTCACAGGTGACGGAAAATCACACGACGATGCAGTCGATGCCGCAGCCTCCGCTATCAACTGTCTGCTGGAGGGAGATACTCCTAACAGCATCACATCCTCAGGAAACAGAGTTGCACCTCGGATCACCAGCACATATAATCCTGGCATTAGTAAAAAGAATGTCTGGGGGTAGCATACTTAGACAATTGGACTCAACACCTCTTACCTCCGCTAGGCGATATCAGGCACGTTGACCTCCACACAACAAAGGAAAAGTCATGGCAAATAAGAAGACAAGATTTGAGTTGGATGCTCTGAATCCTGTGTCACCGCAAGCAAGGGGACCGGTAGTTCCAGAGCGTGAGCGGCTGGCACCACCAAAGAACCTGTACGCAATCAAGGGCCGTTACGCAGTAACTCCGGAACGGGTTAATGCGTCTCTCGTCTATCTCGACACCGGTCGCTTCGAAATGATAGCGGATCTGATCGCACAGATGCACACAGATCCTGTTGTCAAACGTGCTTACGAAATTCGTCGAGGTGCAGTTGCTGGTAGAAAGTTTACGGTCTCCGCTCCTGAGGAAGTGAGGCCAGGCCTCGAGGATGAGGCGAAGCGATTAGCAGATATCACACGTAAGTGGCTCACCAACATGGATAACCTCGAGAGCTTCCTCATGAGGGTGCTCGATGCGATTGGACCAGGCATATCAGTCCATGAGCTCATATGGAACCTCGAGGACGGCTACTGGCTTCCAACTCCAGCAGCTGTCATGACGAGGGAGATCATGTACGAGAGGGACTGGACTGTTGCGGTCAGGAACAATGAGTACCTGTGGGTCAACTGTGCCGACCACCCAGGCAAGTTCATCATCCACAACCCATACACAGTTCCCACCCGTCCCATCGACCAGGGAGCCTTCCTCAGTACAGTGTGGTACTGGCTCTTCAAGCGGGGCGGCATGTCATTCTGGATGAATGGAGCTGAGAGGTTCGGCAACCCACTAGTCCTCGCACGAATGGCAACGGCATCCGACCTCAACCAGCGCACTCAGATGCTCAATGAGCTCCAGCAGCTCACATCAGACTCAGTCGGTGTGCTCACAGGCGCCTCATCAGTCGAGGTGATCGATGCGAAGGCCTCAGGAAGCACAACGGTGTGGAGTGAGCTCCTGAAGAAGCTCGATGAGCAGATCTTCCTCTCAATTGGAGTCTCACCTGACCTACTCCTCACAGGACCTAATGGCAGCCGCTCCTCCACAGAGACCCGTGACGGTGTCAGGTTGGAGAACTCTAAGATGGATGCCCGGCTCATGTGGGCCACCATCATCGACCAGTGTGTGAGATACATCGCCCACTACAATAGGTTTGATCCTGAGGTGCCAATGCCCATCATTGGGTCAGTCTTCGATGACACCGTGCCCATCCCGGACAGCCTAATCAAGGCCGGATGCGCCACAGTCAACGAGGTGAGGTCAGGAATGGGGCTCCCACTGTGGACCAAGGAGCAGGGCGGTGACATGGTGGCCTCATTCGACGGCCTTCCAGTCACCATCGAGTCAAGGGTGGTGGAGCCCGTGCCTCCGCCGGGGCTCGTAGATGACACGACGTTGACACCAGATGCATCGAAAATAATTGAATGAGTTTCCATATAGGGCCCCTAGTTAAGAGTAATAGAGAGCCTCTGACATGATGGATAATATTGTCTACTTATTGAAATTTGATAGTGGCCACTACTACATTGGCAGCACTAAGGATGCTAAAAAACGTAAGAGAGAACATTTTTCCAGTCTCAAGAGGGGCAAACATGCAAATAAATGGATGCAACGAGTCTGCAATTTGTACGGTGAGCCTAATTTATCAGTTATCTGTGAATGTGATGATAGATCTACTGCATTCAATGTGGAGCAAGGACTACTTGACAAGCACTTTGACAATGAGAAGTGTCTGAATGTCAAGAAGCATGCACTAATTATGGATGATGAAGCATGTGCAAAGATAACTGCTTCAAAGAAGGGTAAGAAGAGGCCACCTTTCTCTGATGAGCATCGGGCACGGATGAGTGTTAGCGCTAGTACTAGAAAAAGATTACCTCGGTCTCCAGAAGTACGTGCACAGATAAGTCAAACACTTAAAGTCAAGAACGCTGCAAAAAAAATGATAGCATCAGTAACTTTTATTGAAATTCAGGAATAAATATTCTTATGAACAGCATAGCAGCTAGTCTAACCCGCAATGGAAAGTCTGTTGTAGCACTCAAGCAGAAGGTCTCTCTTCTTCCTTCCGGTGCCGATGAGTCCTGGGTTCAGATGGCGTACGAGAGCAAGTGGAAGGGCCATGAGATGGGTGAGTTCGAGTTTACACGCTCATCCCTATCATCCATTGTCAAGATATTTAAGAGCACGCCTGAGAGTCTACCGGTCACATACGGTCACCCAGACCACTCACTCGGTAATCCAGTTCCTGCTGCCGGCTGGGTCAAGGACATGGAGACCCGTCCAGGCAAGGAGGGCCTCGAACTGTGGGGTCTTGTCGAGTGGACAGCAAAAGCCGCTGAGGGAATTCGCAACGGTGAGTATAGATACTGCTCAGTGGTTGTGGACTTCGCACCTGTCGATCGAAAGACAGGAAAGATTGCTGGAGAAGCAATGATGTACGAGCTCGGCCTCACAGGATCCCCTTTCCTGCCAGGCATGCAGTCAATAAGCCTGTCTAGAATCAACCCAAACAAAAGGAAACTAGCAATGAAAGCACCAAATAAAGATAGCGATCCTGTCGAGGAGTCGGCGGGAAAGAATGGTAAGGTAAAGCCAGCAAAGATCGAAGAGCTCGACTTAGGCTGCGGACCTGAGAAGAAGATGAATCGCATCGTCGCTGAAGACGGCATGTCTCCTGATGATGCTGTGGCCGAGAAGGAGAAGAAGGAAGTTGGTCTCAACAGGATCGTTGCTGAGGACGGCTCACCTGCAGTGGAGGTCGAGGTCGAGGCTCCTGAGGGTCTAGGCGGCGAACTAGTGAGCATGCTCTGTGAGGCGACAGGACTCGATCCCGAAGCCTGCATGGCAGCACTGAAGGATAATATGGGTAAGGTTGCTGACCTCCTCGTCAGCTCTGAGTCTGAGCCAGTTGAGCTCTCAGCCCACAAGAGCCGCGCGGTTGCACTCGCTGCCCAGGTGAATGAGCTTCAGAAGACAGTCCTCGAGCTCTCAGCCTACCGCAACAAGCAGCTCGCGAACGAGAAAGAAGTGAGAATTGAGTCGGCATTCGTTCGCCTCATGGGTGAGGGCAAGGTTGCTCTCTCACAGAAGCCCTCCTTCCTCGCCGCATGCCAGAAGAATGAGGAGACAGCCCTCTCAATCTACGAGAGCCTGCCTGCTGTGAAGCCTCTCCTCGGATCTCTAGTCACTGGATCATCCTCCTCAACAGTCTCATCAGGTGCAATGCGCGCCCGTGGCGGTGAAGAGGCTCCCCTCGACGAGAGCGACCCACAGGTCAAAATGCTCCGTCTCTCAGCCCGTGGACAGGGTCTCTCCGGTCCAAACATTGATAACTTTGTGCGTCGAGCGCTCAAGGTTAAGTCTGCTCACACATCAACCTGATCTCAACTCACAACAAAGGAAATAAACAATGGCAATTCTTACCGGTCCTACAGCTCGTTTTAAGCGCAATATGGGTGGAGTTATGTACGCCAAGTTCCCAATGGCGGCATCCATCACGATCT